ACAATGCACCCACGCCAGATCACCCACGGCCGTGCCAGCCGGCCACGCGATCGTGGTCCACCCAGCAGGGGACACCTTGCCCGAGTACGCACCACGCACCGTCACTGCCATGATTCAGACACTCCTCTCGTAGGCCGTGACCAGTTGCGCCGTGACCTCGCGCGTGATCGAATCCACCGGCCCGAGACGCAACGTCGCCCCGTCGAGGGCGGCACGGATAACGGCAGGGTCGAGAGATGCCATGTCGCTCCCACGCGACCCACCGCCGACCGAGCCGCCCGAAGCGAGTCGCATCGAGTTGACGCGGTCCATGAAGTGCAGGCCGTACTTGTCGACCGCGGCGGCCTTCACGACGTACTCGCCATTCGACAGCCTCGCCGGGATCGAGTCCGAGGTGGAAGTCCCAGGCCCGTACACCGGACCGCCGGCGGCCCGGGTGATACCCCCAGCCTTCGACGTCGGATTTGCGTTCAAATCGACGTACCGGACGCCGATGTCGATCGTGTTGCCGCGCAACGAGTTAATGCGTTGCTGGAGCCGATCCACGTCGCCGATCGCAGATGCGGCGTTCGTCGTGATGTTGGTGTGCTTTGCAGTCGGAATCCTCAGGATCGAGTCTGCATAGGCTTCGGCCTGAGCCTGAGACATGCCGAATCGAATCCCGGTCTGCACCAGCGAATCCCGCGACGCCGCCAGGGAGCCCCGGAATGCTTCCTCAGAGCCTGTCTCCTTGTAGATCGCGTCCGCAAGGTTGAGAGCATTGCGGGCAATGCCATCGAGCATCGCTTGGTTCTCACGACCCGCGGCCGTGTTGATGTCGAGCGTCGTGCCGTTCTTCGCGATCTGGGCATCCACATCAGCGAGAGCGTCAAGCATGTTGCGGGTCGCATCCCGCGTCGAGAGCACGGCTAGCCCCGCGGAAACGAGCGACTGAATGTACTTGTCGAGCGCCTGCTGCGTCTTGGCCAGCGCATCTTCCTGCTGCTTCACCGCCGCCGCCGACTCCAGCGCAGAGCCCTCGAGGCCCGTGTTGCCACCTGCCGCATTATCGAGTGCCCCGCGATATGCCGTGAACTTCCCGGTGATCTCGTCGATCGGGATGTTGGCACCCTCGGCGTTCGCCCGAGCCGCCGCCGCCATCAATCGTTCGTACGCGTCGGTCGCGCCCTGAGCGTTGCCCGATGACACCATCTGAGCAAGCGCGGCATCCATCTGCCGCACCTGCTCGTCGAACTTCTTGCCCGCAGTGCCGAAACTCGTCAGTCGGTCGATCTGGTCGCCGAAGTTGTTCCCAAGTGCCACCTGCGCGGACAGGGCGAAGGCGTCGAGCGCGTCCTTCCCGGACTGTAGATCCTTCGCCATCAAGCCCGATGTCTGGAACAACTTGCCCAAACCGTTGTTGGCAGACTCGGCCTCTGCTCCGAGCCGGGCCAGGGAATTGGCCAGCCCGGACGGGTCGACCTTGTTGGCCTGATCGATCGCCTGCGCCAACTCGTTGGCGGCCGCAGCAACGGCGACGACCGCGATGGCCGCATCCGCCGCGGACAACTTCACCTTCGGCATGCCGCCGGCAAACGTCTGCACACCAGCCGCAGCACCACGAAGGCCACCGCCGGCGCGAGCGGCCGACTCCGCCGCGTACCCAAGGGCCTCACTCAGCCCGGACATGACGGATCTGGCCTGACCGCCGAGCGTGACCAGCCCACCGATCGCACCATTCAACGGACCCCGAAGAAGCACCAGCGCCGACATGGCCACAACTGCCGACTGCACTGGGCCCGGCAGTTCGTTCCACGCGCTGGCGGCCGCGACGACAGCAGACACGCCGTCCTTCATGGCCTCGGCCGACTTCGTCAGGACTGGAAGCAGCGACTGACCGAGTTCGGCCTTTGCGTCCTGCCATGCCGCGGTGAGCCGCTGCTGTTGACCCTGCAACGTGTTTGCTTCGTCCGCGAACCGGCCCGCATAGTCGGCCGTCTGCGCCATGATGAGGTTGACGCGCTCCTGCGCCTTCGCCTGCTCCAACGCCGCGCCCTTGAGTCCATCGAGACCCTTCGCAGCCAATGCGGCGTTGACCGCCGCCTCGCTGAGTTTGACGCCGTACTTCTCGATCGGGTTGTACTCGCCCTTGAGCGCCGAATTGAAGGACTCGATAGCCTCCCGAGCAGTGCCTCCGAACGTCGCCGACACGTCAGCGGCGCGTTCGGTCAACCTCAACGTCTCATTGCTGAAGTCCTTGATGCCCGAGTTCTTCAGAAGCGCCCCGGTCACAGTAGCCAGCTCGTTGAACGCGTTCCGAGACAGGCCGACCGCCTCAGATGCACCCTGACCGAAGTCGTGAATGGCCTTCGCTGACGATCCGAACACTGCGTCGACGCCGCCGACGGACTGCTCCAAGTTCCCGGCCTCGGTCACTGCATCGCGTATGAACGCCACAAGAGCGGTCCCGGCCACCGCTGCCGCGCCAGCCGCCATGCCCTTGAGTGCCGCAGACGAACCCGCGAGGCCGGACTCCATGCCCTTGGCCTTAGCGCCAGCGCCGTCGAGATCCTTGCCCAACTTGGTTGCTGCGCCGCTCGCCTCGCCCATCCCCTTGACGAGGGGAGCGGCCACCGCGACGAGGGTGACCTTCACGGTCTGATCAGAAGCGGGCACGGACCCTCCTTCGTCGCTACGGTGGTGTCATGACTCAGACCCGTGAAGGACTCGTCGTATTCGGCCTGGGGATCGTCATCGCGCTCATGGGCATGGCGATGGAACTCGACGTGGCCACCTACATCGGCGGCGGCATCGCACTACTCGGGCTCGGCATGTGGATGGTCCGCGACGCACACGACCGCCGCGACGCCGAGCGTTAGATCGGAAGTTCAGCGCGAAACGTGAGCGCTTGACGGTGCTTGACGTCATCGCCCTCGTATTGCTTCTGCCGCTTCGCCACCGCCGTGCAGGCGTGACAACGATCCGGCGCCGGGGACGTCCACTTCCGCTCTAGAGCAGGATCGTGTGAAAGCCACGTCGGATGCCCACACCCCGGACAGCGTGCCCGATCGAGCATGTCAGCGGCCTGCGCAAGCGCCCAATCCCGAGGAGACCACGCCTCACCCGGCAGCCGCGACCCTCGGGCCACAGAAAGTGGCACCCCTAGGCGCATCGCTGCCGCCACCTCAAGCGCTACGTCGCGGTTTCGAGGATGTGCGAGGCACTGCGCGAGAAAGGGACCGACCACTGGCCGCCAGCGGCCCTATCCGCAGCAGCGTCCACAGTGAGAGCGAAGGTGTGCACCCCGATCGCGTCACGCAACGCGGAGAAATCCTCCCACGTCATCGTGTCGGCGTACACGACGCCGTCAGGACCGGTGACCTTCCGGCACATGGCGGCGACAGCCCGCAGGTTCATTTCGTCGGGGTTGTCACGACCCCTCATGTCCTGCCGGATCTGGTCACGCTCCGAGTGCGTCAACGCCTCGAACGTGAACGTGAGCGCGGAGGCAGCCATCTCGGCCTCGAGTTCCCGGACCTTCTGCGCGGCCACACTCAGGGGGGACTTCGCACCCATGCGCTTTGTGCCGCCGCTCTCAGCGAGCGCTTCCAGTTCGGCCTCGGCTGCCTCGATCTTCTCCCGCAGGCCCTGCTTGATGGGCACCGTCACGGTCGCAGACGGCCTGGACGCCTCAGCGAGCAAGGCTCGAAGGTCGGGGATCTCGGTCGGCTCGGATGATGGCATGGGCAACTCCTTCGGCTGATCGGCTGATGACGGCTGAGCGAAGGTGACGGGCGCGCCTCAGCCGGGGAACGCGCCCGCCACCAGTCGTGGGATTAGGCGACGAGCGCCTTGTCCTGGGCGAGGGTCCCCGTCACGAGGACGCCAGACTTCGCCTTGAGCTCCGAGTTCGCCTCCGGCGCGAGCTTCACCGGGCCGTAGGAGATCTCCACCGGCCACACGTCGACCTTGTCGCCGACCGCCCATGCCGTGTCCACGTGCTTCCCCCACCGGACCACCAAGTAGCCCTTGGCGCCCTGCACGAGCGCGGCGTACGCCTTGTTGATGGCGGCCGTCGCGAGCCCCTGCGGGTCGTAGGCGTAGATCAGGTCCTCGATGGTGAAGGTGACGGTCCCGCCGCGCTGCTGCACCTGCTTGGAGCACATGCGACGCACCTCACCCACCTCAACAGAGGCGTCCGGGGAGAAGGTCTCCGTCAGGAGGCATTCCAGCGTGACGGCCGTGGCCGCGTTGATCTCGGTCGCCAACTTCGGCGCGTTCACGTCGGCGATCGTCGGCACCCACTTGACGGAAACCGTCTCGTCGGATGCAACGCCAGTGATGATGGTCGGCACAGGTCAGCCCTCCTGGGCATCGGAGGCAGTGGACGCCTCGGGGTGGATGTGGTCGGCTGATACCGCGCCCTTGGAGACGCGGAGCTTGGTGGTGAGCGGACGGCCGTCGTTCCCGATGGCCGGCTTCGTCAGCGGCTTCACGCCGGCTGCCTCCGCAAGAGAAGCGGGGATGGAGATCTCTGCACCGTTCTCGGCGCGCACACGGACGAAATCTGGCATGACGAAGAGCCCCTTTCTCACGGGGTGATGGGGTTTAGGTGGGTCAGTTCAGGGAGGCGCGAACCGCGTACTGGATCGCAGCCACAAACGTTGTCTCGGGCAGCGACTCGTCCCGGTAGGCATCCGCTGACAACTCGAAACGCATCCGCCACGGCCCCAGCAGCGGCCGGTAGTCCCGCAGCGCAGTGCGCGCCATCGACGACCCCACGTCCGCGGTGCGCGCCGCCTTGAACGGGTCCGCGTGTCGCGCCACTGACAGCACACGCACCGTCCACATGACGTGATCCGTCGTGTCCGTCATCCGCTGCCCAGCCTCATCCGAAGGCGTCGCACGCAACAGCAGATAGGCCGTCGGGAGCGGCCCATCAGGGACGGCAAGCTCGTAGACGGCGCGTGACGGGACCTGAGTCCTCAACCGGGCGGCAACGTCCTCGACGAGCGTCATTTCATCGACTCCCCGACCACCTTCGCCGCCCACCGCATGAAGTTCGGCACCTCAGAAGCGAGCGGGGCCATGATGTCCATGACCGGCGCATTGTTGACCGACCCGAACGCGGCAATATTGGCCAAGTTGCCCTGGCCACGCTTGTCGAAACCAACCGTGACCTTCACCTCGGCCGGGGACGACTCCACGTCGTATGACACCGCACGAGACAGTCCGGGCAGGTGACTGTGCCCTGACGCGGCACGCTTCATGTCGCGCTTCATGTTGACGCCGGCTTTGTTGGCTACCGGCACGATCGCCGCCATCGCCTTCGGGGGTGCAGTGCGGAACCGTGCCGCGAGCGCATGAACCTCCGACGTGTCCCACTCAGGCATCGCGAGTCACCAGACGACACGGGAGGCGGCGGGCGGTCGCGTTCGTCTGCACGTGCAGGCCAGTGACGGTCACCTCGAGGTCGACCAGGGCGGCGTCATTCGCGGCCGAGGTGATCCGCACGACGTCACCGTCCTTCACGCCCTCCGACCCGGCCACGGGCAGGTGCACGTAGACCAGGTCAGAAGACCATGCGGCCTCGCCAGCATCGGCCTGCTGCGGGTTGGGCTGCATGTTCCGCACCCGGCAAGGGCCGGAGTAGATGACCGTGGGCGCGTCGTCGGTGTAGAGGCCCGTCGACGGATTCCAGACGCCGGGACCGGTTCGGCGTTCCACGGTGCACGTGTCGCGCATCATCGACTCGGCGTGCGCCCGCAGCTCGGGCAAGGCGCGGGCGATGTCGTCGCCGAGCATCACGGCCACCAGAGGTCGGAACCAGCGATGTCCGGCTCGAACGTGGCCTGCACGCTGTATGCCTCAGCATCCTGGGCGTCGAGCAGCCCTAGTTCGTCCCACCATCGGTCCTTGATGGAAACCTCGCCGTCGCTGGAGCGGTAGGTGCGAGCCGTGTTGCCGTCATCGACGGACACGCTCACCTGGGTGGCGTCGTCGGGGTTGCGGACCATCGCCACGACCGCACGCACGACGACGCTGTCCAGCGTCTCTTCATCGAGGCTGGCCGGGTCCACGCCGAGACGCACGGTGCGGGCGTGGATGATCCGCTGCGCCTCAGTGGCCCAGTAGATCCACTGGGCTAGTTGCGGACCTGTGGGAGTGGGGCGGCCAAGCGCGACCGCGATCATGTCGGAAGTCACTGCCATAGCCGCCCCACCCTTCTCACCTGGACTTGCTGTAGCCCGACTCGAGGAGCGCGCCGAGGATGCCGGCAGGCACCGTCGTCACGTCCCCGAAGGGGCTCTTGACCTTGATGTACTCGCCGTCCTCGACGGTGGCGCGCACGTCGTCGGCGGTCGCCTCGACGGCCGCGTCATCGTTCGTCACGGGCTTGCGGGCCGCCATGATCAGGCCGCGTTCGTGAACTTGACGAACGACGCCGCGTCGTTGACGAGGAAGCCGTACTCAGCCTCCGCGAGGATCGCCACGAGGTTGTTCTCGAACAGCGACACCAGCGAGCCGTTGATCGTGACCGCCGCCTCGGTGGAGACCTTGTAGGAGATGCCACCGACGGCACCCCACGCGACCTGCGACCAGTCACCGAGGTAGCCGAAGATCTTCGGGGTGGCGGCGTACACGCCGTCACCCATGAAGGAGGCGCGACCGAAGAGGCGACCCTCGCGCAGCGGCGCGTTGGTCTCGACCGCGGGCGAGTCGATCCACAGCGGGCGACCGGCGGTGTCACGCTCGCCGTTGAACACCGGCTCCATGCGCGAGTCCCAGGCCCAGCCGTTCGGCTTCTTGCCGGCGTTGACGAGCGTTGCCAGACCGGCGTTGAGGTCGGTGTAGACCGCGGTGAACGCCGGCGCCGTGCCGGTGAACTCCTGCGTGGACGACCCGGTGTCGAGGTTGG